GTGGACCGTTCTAGCCTAAATAAAGCAGAGAGCCTAGGTGAAACATCCTAGGCTCTTATGCTATAATTGAGGATATGAATACTTGGCTAACAAAAGATAGATCAGAAACAGACTCAAATAGAATGCCATCTAGAGTAACTCCTGCAGGAGTCTTAGTAAGTAATCCAGCACTTGGCATTAATGTTTATAATAATGCTATGAGCGGTGACCTCTGCGATTATATTATTGACACGCTTGAAGGAAACCTTAATGGTCAGACAAGGTATTCCTGGCAGGGTGCTAGGGTAACAGAGGCTGATGATGTACTAGAAGAGGCTAGGAAGTGCCTAGACTTTAAGGTTAGCACTAGCAACCTTGGCCCAAAAGACGAACACAACTCTAAGCTATACGAAATGCATGAGATGGCTTTTAGGTCTATCAGTCCAAACGTAGATGATTACGGCAGGTACTGGGGTGTTGGAGTAAACTTCTTTGAGGCATTTAACTTTGTTAAGTACGACGGGGCAGGAACTCACTTTAAGATCCATGCTGATCATGGTCCAGCATATGTTACAACAATCTCTGTAGTTGCATTTCCAAATGAAGGATATGAGGGAGGAGAGCTATACTTTCCTAGATTTAATCTGACCCTAAAGCCAAAGAAGGGTGATGTGGTTGTCTTCCCATCTACGTATATTTATGAGCATGCATCAAACGACATGATTTCTGGAACAAAGTATTCAATCGTAATTATGACTGATTATAATGATCGTGGAGGATTAAGAAACTTCAACTATCGTCAAGAAGATATGAATAGACTAACTTACTAAGGAGACATAGTGTCTGATCAAGAAGATTTAAATAAAAGAATTCAAGATTTTTATAAAATAGATGAAATTACGTGGTCTTCTGTTGAAGATCTTGGTAGTGGTATTCTTGTTTACCGTGACGTACTTCCAAAAGATATGGATATAATTAATCGACTAGAAGAGGTCTTAGACGACCCAAACAATCATTATGAATATCAGGAGGCCATGGTTGGCTACGGCATGAAAATTCCAGAATACCGTGACTGCAAAGATTTTAAATATAAGAAAACAGATATTGCTGAGCACCAGGGCGAGGCAGCAGATAAGCTACGTAAGCTTTGGGATGAGGTCTACTTTAGACAGCTTCAGGCTGTAAAGCATTACTGCAAGATGCATAATATTGGAGAGCTTAGATATTGGGAAGCTATGAACTTTATCAAGTATGGTCCAGGTCAACACTTCCAAGAACATCACGATAACGGATATTCTTATAACTGTGTTCTTTCTGCAGTGTCATATCCAAATGATGACTACGAAGGTGGAGAGCTTTTCTTTAGGCTTCAAAATTTAAACATCAAGGCTAAGGCGGGAGACCTATACCTTTTCCCATCTAACTTTATGTACCCACACCGTGCTATGCCCGTACACTCTGGAACAAAATTCTCAATAGTTACAATGCTTGATTACTCAGAGAAGTTCCATAAGCCAGAATTTTACACAGAGACAGGTAATTAGTGAAAGACATAACAGTCTACAAACTTGGTAGCCATTCTGCAAACATAGATCAGCTTCCACTGAAAAGAGATTGGATGGATGCAACCTTTGATAGACACGCATATCAGTGCTTTCCAGTTTCTTTAGCAAACCGTTTAGGTTGGTATCTTTCGTTTCCAGAAGATATATCATTTATTTGGGACGGAATAAATGACTCAACTTCTAGCCATATATCCATCCTTTCTGGAGAGAGGTACGTTCATCCTCATAGAGGAAATAGAACCATAAGCTTTAATACTGGAATATATTTTTCTTCTAAAAAAAATGTATCGTTGCTAACAATGCCAGTTCCAAATCAATTTATAGAGGGGACACAGTGCTTTACTACTTTATTAAGCACATCAGTATTAGAAAATGATTTTCCGCTTGCCTGGATAGTTAACAAGGCAAATGAAGTAATTACCATTCCAGCAAATACTCCAATTGCAGCAATTTTGCCAATATCATTAAAAGACGTACAGGCTTATAGCCTTAATGTTGTAAGCGGTACACCAGAATTGTGGGAAACTGCTGAGTGGTCAGAAAGAATGCAGAATAGAGCAGAAGCATCTCAGGAAAAGAATTCCGCAGGACACTGGACACACTACTATCGTGATGCTGTTGATCATACTGGGGAATCTGTTGGTGAGCACGAGGTCAAGAAGATCGTAATGAAAGTTACAAATGGCTAAGTCTATTAAATTTATTTCAAATAGGTCTTGGCTAAACGAAGACAGCATATCAAAGCCAACCCCAACAGCTAGGGCTATTCCAGTTTGGTATAAAGATGCTGACAGATATGCCATGAGACCTGACGGTGAGCCATGGACTGCCCCCGATGGTGGCAGGGTAGTTACATGGAAAGCTTGCCCAGCACTTTATGATATTATGACAACTGGATATGTCTATAGGACACCTTGTGATATTGAATTCTACGTGAATGATGCTGGAGTAATATCAGTAAAAATTCTAGATGATCAGTATAAAGATTTTGTTAATGTTAGAGATCCCATGCCACAGTTTGAGGTTCCATGGGGATATTATGAGCATCACTTTGCTTGGTGGGCAGATTGGGCAGTAGAGCTACCATCTGGATATAGTGCAATATACTCCCAACCATTTAACAGGTTTGATCTGCCATTCCTGACAACTAGCGGAATAATTGATAACGATAAGGTAAGTCTTCCAGGAACAATGCCATTTTTTATAGCAAAGGGGTTTACTGGTGTAATACCAGCAGGAACTCCGTATGCCCAAATAATTCCTTTCAAGCGTGAGGACTGGAAAACTGAGATAGTAATAGAAAACCCTGCAGAGTTATACACAAAGAATATGGCAAATAGCTTTAAGTATAGAAAGCCAAGCGGAGGGATTTATCAGCGTGATGTTTGGGAAAGACGAAAGTACGATTGACGTGATATAATTGGTTTATGGAAAATCAATATACTAATAATCATAATCAAAACCCCGTATCAATTACGCCATCAGGATTTTTTGGAGATGGTCCAGAAATGATCGGCACACTTGAGAACTTCTTAACTGAAGAAGAACTTCAGGCACTCAATGGCTTTATCCGTAATAATGAAAGCTGGGATATTACCCAAACCCACTACAATGAAGACGGAACCGTAATCTATGACTCTGGATATTGGGATGGCCGTGTAGCGACTTATCCAACTATTAATCAGACGAGCCCTGAAACCGTACAGACCATTAGATCAATCGTTAAGAGACTTAAGGTTGAGATTGACAATTTCTTTAACGTAACGGCATATCCAACATCTCCAGCTCTTGTTCGCTGGCTTCCAGGAAACCTTCAAATGCCACACGCAGATAAAGAACTTCACGAAGGTGAAAACGCAGGAAAGCCCAACGACTTTCCTTGGTATGATATCGCAACTATTATTTATCTAAATGATGATTACGAGGGTGGAGAGCTGTACTTCCCTAACCAAGATATTCAATTTAAGCCAAAGGCTGGGGCAGCATATTTCTTCCCAGGAGACATGAACTATATTCATGGCATAACTACAATAGAATCTGGAATTAGATACACTTGCCCATTCTTTTGGACGATAGTTGCCCACGGTAACTCGGAGGTAGACAATGCATAATAATGTAAATATTGATAGCTTTATATATTATAAAGATGAGCCAATAGAGAATAGTATTCTAGGAATTAAAGATAATAGAATTGTAGAAATTCCAAACTTTGTGACTCCAGAAGATGCTAAAAATATGATTAATTACTTTGAGGCAAAGGCTGAGATGTGGGGAGACATTGCTTTCTACGGCTCTTCTGGCATGGGCTTGCAGCCAAACGACCCAATGCTCGCAGACTATAGCTTGCCTGGAGATTTTTTCGATAACTTGCGTGAGCAGTTTAAGACCTATGTAGAGGCTGTTTTTGGTAGAGAAGTAAAGGCAAACACATCACATGCCCAAAAGTGGGATGTAGGTGGTTTTGCAAACCCTCACTCCGATAACTCCGACAACCATGGCGAGCCTAATGCATTTGAAATTAATAAGTATGTGGCAATTCTATACCTTAATGGTAATTATGAGGGAGGGGACCTATATTTCCCAGATCACGATATCTCGTTTAAGCCAACACCGTATGCACTAATTGTTTTTCCTGGTGGCGTAGAAAATATACATGGTGTATCAGAAATTACTGAAGGTACTAGGTATACTATGGTATCCTTCTGGGATTTTGCAGATGCAGAATACTCAGAGGAAAAGAAAAATTGGTGGGAAGAAGAAACAAAGAAGGTTCGTGAGCAACAAGCTAGACAGAAAGAGGAGTGGAAAAAGGGCAATAAGCTTGCCTAATCATTATGGAAAAAATTGTTCATAAGCAGGATGTAGTAGAAATACCTAACTTTTTATCAAGCGAAGAGTGTGAAAAGCTTATAGATTATTATGATGCTGGAGACTCTTTGTGGCAAAAAACTTGTTTTTTTAATGCTCGTGTAATGGATCCAAACGGACCTAAAAACGAGCTTGACATTGAACTGTTTAATCCAAACTTTTTCCATGAACTAAGACATTCCCTAAAAGAAGTCGCTGAAGATGTTATGGGCAGACCAGTCCGAAACCTCACCCTAAGTGCACATAAATGGCTTCCAGGTGCCTACGCAGGATACCATGCCGATAATGCAGAGCTAGACGGTACTCCAAATGCTTGGCAAGACAATAAGCTTGTCACAATTATTTATCTTAATGACAACTATGAAGGTGGAAACCTAAAGTTTAGGGATCACGAAATCTCTATTGCCCCAAAGGCTGGAACCGCAATTGTGTTTGATGTTGGTATCGATAATGTTCATGCAGTAACTGAGGTTACCTCTGGAGAAAGATATACCATGCTATTATCGTGGGACTACGCAGATATTGAATATCCAGAAGGATTCCTTGAGGAGTTAGAAATGCTAAAGCGTTCAGAGCAGCCTAAGCAAGACAAGCAAAAGGAAGAGTGGGGAAATGAGACTAAAAAGTCCTAAAGTTTTTGCGGAAAAAATATTTTATTATGAGTCCGTAATACCAAACCCAGAAGAGCTTGTGTATCTTATAGAAAGCACAGACTCCTATATATCAGAAGAATCTCTTATCTCTAAGTGGCATACCTGGATGTCAAGTGGAGACTCCTATGTCTTTGGAAAAAGAAAAACAACAGATGTCTCATTTTATGACTCTGCTAGCGGTAAAATTCGTGATGCGTATGATGTATTAACAAGGACTCTGTCCGTATACGGCAAGGACTATGCAGAAAAGCTAAACGTTGATCTGGGGGTTCAGATGCCAATTAGCATAAGCAAATACTTTACTGGGGCATCTATGGGACCTCACACAGATTCAGGCCCAGAGCCAACTACAGAAAATATATCTGCTGTTCTTTACCTAAATGATAACTACTCTGGGGGAGAGATTAGCTTTTCAGAGCAAGGGGTAAAAATAAAGCCAAAAGCTGGAAGTTTGATAATCTTTCCATCCGTGCCACCTTTCTATCATGAGTCCATGCCAATAGCTAGTGGAATCAAGTATATGTCACCAGCTTTTTGGCATTTAGAAAAATAGTGTGTGGTAAACTATACATGGTGAATCATGTCTATTCCTTCTAATCTTTATGCTGAAAAAGTATTTTCAGAGCATCCAATAGCCTTTTGGGCACTGGATGATGTGTCAGACTATATATCCTTAATATCAGAAGAGCAAAGAGACATCTCCGATGGCTGGGATATAACCAACGCAACAGCGTCAGCAGAACTCTTTGTTATAGATGAGCCATTTCCAGAAAGCACTACCTCCAGGATTTCTGGTACATTATCAGAGCAAGACTTTTCTGTAGAATGCATTAGTCCAGATATCGTATCACTTGATGATCTGGATAAAAATCTATCAAGTTTTTCTATTGGGGCATTCGTATATGCAGACACAGAGTACATAAGCGGTTTTGATCTAGGGTATGAATACTTTGACACTGTAAGTGGAGAAACCATTAGGGACGTAAAGTTTTTTTCTACTGAAATTTATAAGAGCTGGATATTTCTATCAGATACATTTAATCCTAGACCACAAGACACTAATATTAGGATAGTCATTGGTGCTAGATTTTTTGCTGCCCCACCAGAGACCGAATACGACTTCTTAGTGAATGGAATAACTTTGGGTCAGTGGTCTGAAGAATTTAATGCGTCGTCTCTAGGAGTCATGCCAGAGTCTATAGACACAGACATATTCGGTGCATCTGGAATCAAGGGTATTCCTGCAAAATCTTATGGACTACAGTCTTTAGATGGATACTACCTTGTTAGGAAAAATACTCTAGCTGCAAAAAACTCCAGTATCCCAATGGTATTTGGAGGATCAAACCTAACAATTCTTCAAAGGTCTGGAAATATCCCATCTCTGATAGTTCCATCCCTAGGGTTTTTGAATGAGTCTGGAAAGCACAAAGAGTATAGCTTAGAATTTTGGATGAGAGTAGCATCCGATACTAATGAAGAAAAAAGAATTGTCGGCAATATTCGTGGACAAGACGGCCTATATGTGAATGGCCCATTTCTATCTTTAAAAATAGGAGATAACGTAATAAGGCATTTCGTTGGTGAGTGGTACAGGCCAATGCTAGTGCATGTAAGATATTCATCTTCAGAGATAAGTCTACTGATCAATGGAGAGCAGGTTGGCCAGGCATTCATCGATTCAGAAAATCTTGTATTTCCAGACAGATACTCAGATACCCAACTAGATAATGACTGGATTGGATTTTACCCACATGACGACGTATACCCATTTGAGATAGACGCTATTGCAATATACGGATACAAGGTTCCTAACCAAGTAGCAAAAAGACGATTTGTTTATGGCCAGGGTGTCGAATTCCCAGAAAATATCAATAATGCCTATAGTGGTAGTTCAGTATTTATTGATTATCCGTTCTCTAAATATTCAAAGAATTATTCATACCCAAGGATAGGCAAGTGGAATAGGGCAACATACGACAATATACTTGTTAGCGGAAACTCTATTGGCTTTCCAGAATACCAAAAGCCAAGAGCAGTATTTAATAATAAAACAGAGTCAGAATGGAACGAAGGCTTAGAATCCAGTCAGAATGAGCAAGAGTCCTTTATATCTCTTAGGCCATCATCAGAATGGCAAAACTCCCAGGGGTATTTGATTATAGATAACCTAACAATTGATGCCACTATTCCAAAAATGTTTTATGCAATTTGTAAAGAGAAGGCTTCATCAAGCCAGAACCAGACAATTTTTATGATAGAGGATGCTGCCACTCAGTCATACTTTGAGGTAGTTATAACCCCAAGCACTATTGATTATATTGTAGGTTCTCCAACTGGTCAAACTGTAATAGCATCTAAGACCAAAGAGTTTGACGGCGTTGGTGAAAAGTTCATTGTTGGTGTAGATATCTCTAAATTCTCTGACTATTATGGAGGAGAAGCGGCTCAATTTTTTGGAAAGCTCTCATCTTCATCTATATATGTAGGTGGCAGAAAAGATTTCACTAGTACCTTCTCTGGAAACTTCTATGGTGTAGGGTTTAGCTCAAGCAAAAATGCTTCAAAGATATCTTCTGCATTTTATTTTGACGGAACTATAGTCTGGGATGAATTTATCGATGCAAACTATATTCAACAGCTTATAGATGCTGGAGAAGACGTTACATCCAGTGCAATATTTGACTTTGTTTATGACGGAGGTACTTTTGGATCATACGCTCAGTCTATAATTAATGGTCACATGGCAAGCTACTATATTTCTGCACAAGACACTCTTTCTGGGTTTAAGGTGGTTGTTGGTGCTGATTCTTACTGGGAAGATTACATTCCTCTATCGGTGTTTGCAAAAAACTCACTAGACTCAAGGGGAGACGAACGTCTAGACCTAGACTTTATTCAGTTTAACATTAACTATCCAGCACCATCAAAGTTTATACAAGAGGAAACCACAGGAAGCTGGTCCTATGAAGAGCTTAAGGAAGAGTACTCTGTTCCTATACAAAGAGAGTACACCTCGTTAGACAATAGTTTATTTACTGGTTTTAACAATTATGACGATTTAAAAAATAGGGCAGTAGATACCTACAAGTACGACACATCGAACTCAGTAGTAAAGACGTATATTACCTTTCAGCTACTCTCAGACGGGGCTAACACTCCTTTATCGTCATACTCTCAGTTTGAGTTGGCTCCAAAAAGCGGCATCGTATCACCAGGAGATAGCTGGCTAACCACAGCTTATGAGGTAGTGGATGGAGTGGTTATCTATCCTCCACAATCAGTAAGCTTTGAAAATTTAGCTCTTGTTACCCACATAGAGATGTCTTCGTCAAGCGTATCTGATGCACCAATCCAAATTAAAACTTTAGAGTATGCGTCCCTATCTCTTTCAGACACAGGCCCAACCCCAATTGGAACTAGGTTTGGAAATGACATATTTCCGTACAGAAAAGATGGATTCTACTTCACCTATAAGACAAGAAATCCATTTTCAATATACAAGAAGAGTACCCCGTATTTATATCTGACTCGTGATAGCGGAATTACAATAAAGGGAGAGTATGACCCAATAGTTAATCGTGGTATATCTGTGCCAATCAATCCAGAATCTTCCGATAACTACAAGGTTATAGCTATGCAGCTATCTATGAGATTTGATCAAGACCTATTCCCATTTGCACCAACTCAAATATTTGAGATTCAAAGCAAAAACTCTTATATTAGAGTATATATGGTTGCAGCTCACCCATCTGGCAAAAGAGCTAGAATATATGCGATAAATGAAAAGGGTAAGCTCGAAAGCGGAATTGCATTTTACGTTAATGGCAAGATCGTCAAAGATCCATACATAACCATAAAAGAGTGGGCTATGCTAGGTATTGGTTTTGCAAATACTCAAGACTTTAATAACTATAGTGGTGCATTCAGAATTACTGGACCATTAACCGTAAACAATATCTCATACTATAAGTCTACAAACCTTCAAGAGGTACAGACAAGAATTTTTAGACCATGGTTTAAGGTTAAAAAGGCAGGCTCTCTAATATTGGATTGGAACTACTGGAACATCATTCCATATTTGTGGGGCGGAAACAACAGCGTATTGGTAGTAAGCTCAACCAGCTATTACGGAGTAGACCCATCTGATGTATATAAGGCATACACTGGAACAAACAAGATTATTGTTGATGACGGAGAAGACTTAATTTTTGGTGACTACTCTTATACTGCTTATACTAATGTATCGTGGATATCCAATATTCAAAAACCAGTATAGTATGGTATACTGGTGGTTATGAAACTACAAAATCCTAATGAAATTGGTAATTCCAAGATAACTGTTTTAGATAAGCAGTACGACTGGGGGATTTATTTTTGGAAAAAGGCTAACGGAAAGCCATTTACAGATGGCAACGGAAGTGTTTTAAATATTCCTTCGCATCGTGGAGATGCAATACAAATTCAAAAACTTGTTAACGAAGCTACAAACTTGGGCCAGGGGGACGGCTCTTATGAGTTTATGCCAGGAGTGAGCAGGGTATCAGATGATGAGTATGCGGAGCAAGTAGACAGAATGAAGAATGGTCTAATCCCTAACCTTAATGATCTTGGTGCTGTTGCTGCTGCTAAAAAGACACTAGAACTATATGGAGATGAAGGCTAATGGCCGAAGACTACTACATCAGAGATATTGGCTTACCAGATTTGGAAAAGCAAGAAGATATCTTTAAGGCACAGGATCCATTTAACAAGAGCTGGGATGATCTAAAGTCACTAGCTGGAATGGATAAAAACTTTAAGCGTCGTACTGACAGAATGGCAAAAGCCTATGATATGGCAATTCCAAATGATGTAAGAACAGACTCAGCGGTATACCTAGATAGTGCCTTGGCGGTAAATCGTGGTGTTGACGGTGCCACCTCTAAGGAAATAAATCCAGGTACAGTTTATCGTAACGGCTACGGCATGTTTGATGTAATTACTCCTCCTTGGAATCTGTATGAGCTAGCCAACTTCTATGACACCTCTTTTGCAAACCACGCAGCCATTGATGCTAAGGTAGAGAACATCGTTGGTCTTGGCTACGACTTCCATGTTTCTGACAGAACAATGATGGCCCTTGAGTCTAATGATAACGATTCAGCCAGGGACAAGGCACGTAAGAGAATCGAACGCATGAAGATTGAGATGCGTGACTGGATTGAAAACCTCAATGACGAAGAGTCTTTTACCAATGTAATGATGAAAGTGCTAACTGATTACGAGGCAACTGGAAATGGCTACCTTGAAATTGGTAGAACTATTCGTGGTGAGATTGGTTACGTTGGTCACATTCCAGCTACAACTATGCGTGTTCGTAGACTTAAAGATGGCTTTGTTCAGATTATTGGTCAAAAGGTTGTTTACTTTAGAAACTTTGGGGCAAAGAATGCAAACCCCATAACTGGAGATCCAAGACCAAATGAGATTATTCACTTTAAGCAGTACTCTCCATTAAACACTTATTACGGTATTCCAGATATCATGTCTGCAGTATCCTCCCTACATGGAGATCAGCTAGCATCACAGTACAACATTGACTACTTTAGCAATAAGGCTGTGCCACGCTACGTTGTAACACTTAAGGGTGCAAAACTATCTTCTGATGCAGAGGACAAGCTGTTTAGATTCCTTCAGACTAACCTGAAGGGGCAGTCGCACAGAACCCTATACATTCCTTTGCCAGGAGACTCTGACACAAACAAGGTAGAGTTCGAGATGAAGCCAATTGAGAATGGAGTTCAAGAGGCATCGTTTAATGAGTATCGACTACGTAACCGTGATGACATCCTGATTGCTCACCAGGTACCGCTATCTAAGATAGGTGGTAGCGATGCGTCAAATATTGCAGCTTCGCTATCTCAGGATCGTACCTTTAAGGAGCAGGTAGCTAGACCAATGCAGAGAAACATTGAGAAGCTTATCAGCAGAATTATCAAGGAAAAGACAGACATCCTAGAGCTTAAGTTTAATGAGCTAACTCTAACTGATGAGATTACTCAGTCTCAGATTCTAGAGCGTTACGTTAAGACTCAGATTATGGTCCCTAACGAGGCACGTGAGGTTCTTGGACTACCACAAAGATCAGACGGCGACGAGCCTTTTGAAATGTCGTCTCGTCAGGCAGCGGATACTAGAGCCAATACGGCACAGAGCAGGCAGCGTGATACTGAAAGAACTAATAATAATTCTGACAGTCCATCAACAGTTTCTGGACGAAATGCCCAGGGCGAGGGTAGTTCTTCAGAATAATGTGTTATAATTGTTTATTGGCAATTATAACAATTTCATAAAACGTGTATTATAATTAAGGTAGTATGACTATATCAAAGGTTCACTGGGACACCGAGGGTGAGAATGTTCGACTCTCGATGCCTTTTAGCAAGGTCGATTCAGAGAGACGTATTGTCTCAGGATTTGCCACACTTGATAACGTTGACAAGCAGTCAGATATCGTTACTACCGATGCATCTCTAAAGGCATTCGCAAAGTTCCGTGGCAACATTCGTGAAATGCACCAGCCACTATCTGTTGGCAAAATGGTTTCCTTTAAGGAAGACAAGTATTTTGATCCAGAGTCGAAGAAATTCTTCTCTGGTGTTTACGTTTCTGCCTATGTTTCAAAGGGTGCTCAGGATACCTGGGAGAAGGTTCTAGATGGAACCCTTTCTGGTTTTTCTATCGGTGGCCGAATGAATAAGTGGGATGACGCTTATGACGAGAAGATGGATAAGTCAATCAGGATTATCAAAGATTATGACTTGGTAGAGCTATCTCTTGTAGATAATCCAGCCAACCAGTTTGCAAATATTTTGTCTGTAGAGAAAGTAGACGGTGTAGATATGATCAAGGGTGACAACCTAGATGTAGAATTCGAAAATGTCTTCTGGGATAGCGAAAGCGGTATCGTAAAGGTATCTGACTTAGACGCAGAGGTAAGTCCAATTAATGGCAGCCAGATGAAGAACATAGGTTTCGTTGAAAAGAATGATGACGAAAAAACAGAAATGATAAAGTTCTTAGTTGATAGTGCTAAAGGCATTAATCTTTCTAAGATGACGAAGGAGGCAAGTCCTATGAACGAAGCAACTGAAGATGTCGTAAAAAACGACGACGTAGTTGAAGAAACACAGGTCGCTCCAGAGGCAGATGCCGAAGCAGTAGAGAAGGGCTATTCCGAAGACAAGACTATGGACGAAAAGTCCATGGACGAGGAAAAGTCTATGGACGAGAAGTCTATGGATGAAGAGAAGAAGTCTGATGACATGGATAAAGACGAAGCAATGAAGTCTGAAGACGTGGACAAGTCTGCTGAAGAAGAGGTATCGAAGTCAGATGATGTTATTGTTGACGCAGTAGCTGACATCAAGAATACTCTAACATCAGCCTTTAGCGATCTAGCAGATACCGTAAAGTCTCTACACGAGCAGGTATCTGAGCTAAACAAGTCTCTAGGTGTTGTAAAGGGCGAGCTTACATCTGTAAAGGGTGAGCTAGCACAGGCAGCATCAGAGTTTGATAATTTTGGAAAGAGGGTAGACGCTGTAGAGGCTGACACCGCTTTCCGTAAGTCTGGCGATCTCGGAGAGATTGTACAGGAACAACCAGAAAAGGTTGAAAAATCCCTATGGGGCGGACGTTTCCTCAAAACTGCCGACTTATTTAATTAAGTAACAATCACTTAGGAGGTGACAATATGTCGGAAGAGATTATTAAAAATCAGCCAGGAGAATCTGGTGAACTAGGTGGCACTGCTCCTGGTCTATATCAAGGTCAGGGTGCTTTCGCATCTGGTGGCATTGGTGGTGTATCAGACCCAGGTCTAAACACACTAGGTAACATTCCAAACGCTGAATATGGTCTAACAACTGGACCAAATGCTGTAAATCCTTCGGGTGATGCAGGCAGTGGTATTCTACGCCCTGAACAGGCACGTCGTTTTATTGACTACGTATGGGATGCAACTGTACTCGCCAAGGATGGTCGTCGTGTAACTATGCGAGCCAACACAATGGAACTCGAGAAGGTCAATGTTGGAGAGAGGGTTATCCGTGCTGCTGCACAGGCAATCGGTAACTACGAAAACACTGGTGCTCAGTTCTCAAAGGTAGAGCTAACAACCAAGAAGATCCGTCTTGACTGGGAGGTCTCAGCTGAGGCTCTAGAAGATGGCATCGAAGGTGCTGCTCTTGAGGACCACCTAGTTCGTTTGATGACAAACGCTTTTGCAAATGACATCGAAGACCTAGCAATCAATGGTACTGGCACTGGTAGCAACGCATTCCTTAACATTATGGAAGGTTTTGTTAACCGTGTAACGACCAATGGAGATGCACACGAGGCACTAGTAACAGTAGCTGACAACGCATGGACTCCAGAAGTAATGCAGCAGATCATCTTGGCAATGCCACGTAAGTACCGTGCAATCAAGTCTAACTTGAAGTTCTACGCAGGTACTGACGCATTCCAGGGTATCGTTAAGAACAACGGTACACTATCCGATGCAATTGCCGAGGCTCTTGGCAAGAACGGTAACACCCAGGCTAACACCCAGGCTTACCTAGACGGAGCTGGTCAGACATTCGGTGGTGCTCGCACTACCCGTGTTCTAGGCATCGACGTACAGGAAGTTCCTTACTACCCAGATGGCTACGTTGACCTCACATTCCCACAGAACCGTGTATGGGGATTCCAGAGGGACATCACCGTAAACCGTGAGTACAAGCCAAAGAAGGACACAGTAGAATATACTGTATTCGTACGCTTTGGTGTACAGTGGGAGGAAGAGGACGCTATTGCGTTCGCTGACGCTGCTTCAGATAGCTAAAAATCTGTAGCAAACCTTTGAGGGGGCAGGGGCATCTAGCTCCTGCCCTCTTACCATTTAATCTGTTATAATTAATTGAATAACGACAGGAGGAATTATGTCAGAAGAAAATGCAAATGATGTCATCCCAGCAGTATTGGCTGATGGTGAGGCTGTAATCCCAGCAGAAAAAGTTGAGGAATTTAAGGCACTTGTAGAAGAGATTGCTACAGAATCTGTAGTAGAAGAAGTACCAGAGACAAAGGTTGAAGAGGTTGTTGAAAAATTTAACCTAGCTGCAAAGGTTTCTGTTGTTGAAGAAGTAGAGGACACAAAGGTCATCTCTTCTGCATCACAAAATAAGGCAAAGCCTTCCGATCTTGCATCAGGCCTAACTGGAGTTGCTAACGGTGTTATTGGCACTGGAACCGTTAAGCGTAAGCCATCTGTTAAGACGCAGAATGAAGAGGCAAAGCCTGAAAAGGTTGCCGTCCACTCAAGCAAGAATGTTTCTTGGCCTGGAGTTGGCAAGGTATACCGTGGCTACAACATCGTAACCAAGGAACAGGCTGACCAGTGGCTTACAAGGGGTCACATTCGACTAGCAACACCAGAAGAGGTTGCTCAGGAGTTTGGCAAGTAAAATGGAAATATTGAGGGTTCCGTCAAGTAGTGTTACCTATCCAGTTACTGGATTGGACGTTGGGGTAGAGTATGAGTATTCTATCCTAGACTTGGCGGACCACTCAGTATCCACTGGAGTTGTTGAGATAACTTCAGCTGGACAGACAGCATACATAGATCTTCCTAGCACTGTTGACGGAGATTATGAAATAACTGTAGATGATTCTACAGAAAATGTTTCCGTGGTTAGGCCATATGTAGATCCAACCACTAAGGGAACCACCGCCACAGAGATTGCGGAATATAGGAAAAATGAAGAAATTGCTAGAGCAATTATTGACTCTATCGTAAATGACGGTTTTTATTACAAGAAGAAGTATTACTCCACAACTGGACTAGGTGCTGACTACCTTCCAATTTGGACAAATGCAAACAAGCTACTAAAGCTTTATGAGAACAACACATTAGTTTTTGATATCTCAGAGCCAGAGCTATACACCATTCAGTATGGACTAACCAAAGACAAGTTTGCAATTAAAGAACTTTACTCAGACACCTTTAACAGAAATGAAGGTGCACCGATCCTTTTGCCAGCTGCTGGATCAGATATGCTAGATCTAAATTTCGTATATCGTGGATTTCCCAGAGGCTTCGACTACTCTGCCGTACTAGAAATAGGGTATAAGAAAATACCATCAGATGTGGTTCGTGCGACCGAAATGCTGGTTGACGATATTTCATGCGGAAAGCTTGATTACTACAAGCGTTATATTGCAGACTACAATACCGATCAGTTTAAGATTAAGTTTGATTCTGGTGTCTTTGATGGCACTGGAAACATCATTGTAGATAAGATTCTGTCCAAATACATGAGGCCGATTCGGACAATAGGAGTCTTATAATGGCGTGTGGGGACAAGACAGATTTCATATTCCCAATGGAAGCAGATGTTTATCACCCAATAGTTGAACAAGGTGCTCTTGGAAACGTTATAAAGACCTGGGTTCTAGACAGAACAATTGCCTGTAGTTTGGCTCCAGCTGGGACAGCGTGGAAAGAAGAAGTCAAGCCAAATATAAATATTACCCAAGATGGCATTCTAATGGGAAGAGTAAAAGATGATATTAGATTCTCTAGTCGTGACGCAGGTAACGCCATTACAAATGTAATCATAACAAACATTCGGGATAAGAATTGTAATCCTCTATATGTTGAAACATCTGGACCAAGAGCTGGCAAGTCTACTATTTTTGAGGTAGCCACGAATGAGCCATTTGCTGGTCCATTTGGAAATGTTGAGTATTACAAGTTAGTTGTTCGTAGATCAGAAAATCAGGCGGCTGATGTTTAATGTATAGGGTAACGGTTAAGAACAAGCAGTTTGCAAAGGATATGGACAATATCGTAAACTATGCTTTAGGATTTTTGGATGGGGTTAAGCAGGGCTACCCATCATTCCTCCAGCAGCTCGGAGCGACGATGTCAGAGGCTTTGAAGGCATACATAGATGCAAATGCCAGGGTAAATCCACAAGTCCTACACCACGTCTACGAATGGGATAAGACAGGTTCCCCAGATGCTAGGCTATACGACATCAAGTATGTCTCTACTGGAGTAGGCCTATCCTTCAATTCAACATTTAGACAGTCGTCATCTATTAAGAATGGATCACGTGTACCATTCTATGATAAAGCTAGGATTATGGAAAATGGAATACCAGTTACAATCGTTCCAAAGCAGCGAGTGCTTGCATTTGAGCAAGACGGAGAAACAGTTTTTACCACCAAGCCAGTTAGGGTGAGCAATCCAGGAGGCCAGGTCCAAGGAGAGTATGAGAGGGTGTTTAATTCATTTTTTAATAGATACTTTACTCAGTCATTTCTTGAAAGCTCTGGGATTGCTTCATACCTTCGTAGTCCAGTTGACTTTAAGAAAAACTTTAGCTCTGGAAAACGTGGCGGTAGAACTCTAGGCGTAACAGTCGGACAATCCTGGATAGCAAAGGCAGGTCTTATCTAATGGCAATATCGTACCCACCTATCTTTATTAATGACTATTTGAAAGAAAAGATTCTTGCAATTGCAAACACGGATGTTCCATTCTTTCCAACTAGCCCATCTACAATAGAGCAGTTAACACAAACGGCAACCATAAATAATACAGGCAACTTGTTTGCGGTATATGACAGAATGTTTAAAATGCGTAGAAAGGCTTTCCCACACATTAAGGACGAACAGCTATTGTACTATTTCTATTCGCTAGACATTGTTGCAATGATAGATGCTACTCAATACATAGCTGACCTACTTGACCGTGGGGATGAGTCTGCTCAAGACCTAAATGAATGGATCAAGGGTAAGCTTGTAAATGGTGTTTATGTCAAACAGGATGGTAACACTACTAAAGAATTCTTGCCAGTATACTTTCACGATATCAAGATTTATCAGCTAGAAGAGACAAGAGACATCGTTGATTTTGGCACGGCTAGGACATATGCTGGTAATAAAATAATTATTGATTACTGCTATCATACTAAGGGGTATTCTAATGGAAATACTACCTACAATAATACAACTATATAAAACCGTGCTATAATTGGCATGAGGAAACAAACGCCTTTTTTTAATCCATAAAACTAAAAAAAGAGGTGAAAATTATGGCATATACACGTGGTTCAAGCTCCAACATTATTGTTGGTGCAGCAGCTCTCTTCACTTTCGAAGACGGTAACCTTACCGACGCTGATTTGCCAGCGTACGTAAGTGGCGAAAGATATGTGGAAACTCTATCTGACGACGTTAGCTTCCGTAACGTTGGTTACACAATGAACGGTCTAGAGATCCAGTTCCAGCCTGACTTCGGTGAAGTACAGGTTGACCAGGTTCTAGACGTGGCTAAGCTTTACAAGCAGGGTATGCAGGTTAACCTGAATACTGCTTTTGCTGAGTCAACCCTAGAGAACTTGCTGTTCTCGCTAGCTGGTAAGGACGCTGACCTATCCACAGTAGCTGGTAACCCAACCATGAACCTGTCCGCAGGTGACATCGGTGAGTGCCCAGTTGAGCGTGGTCTAGTTGCAGTTGGTCCTGGTACAGGTGACTGTGCTATTGGTTCTGAGCTAGAGCG